GGATCGCCCGCTGGTGGTCATGGGCGACGACTGCCTTCACTTCACTGGCGAAGGTGTTGAGGCTCTGGACGATGTTCGCCGGGATGCCGTGGCCGAGCTGTTTGGTGCGACATGGCGCGAAGCAAACGACGCAGGCCGCGCTCACGAATTCCTCGACTTCAATGCGACTGTGCCAAGCGTCGACGCTGGCCTTTCCGCATACTTCGGTGACCCGCGTGAGTTCGGTCCTGTCGACCCATGGCAAGCCACGCTGATGATGCGTTTTCTGGCGCGTCAGAAGGTTGTGCTGGATCGGAGGGCTGCTGCGTGAACATGCACACCCCCGTAACCGGCCACCTCGTCGAATGGAAATCGCCCTCGCTGGACCTCGCCTATCAGGCTGTCCGCGATGTGATGGACGCGATCAATCCGCATACCGAAACCGACCTTCGTCGCCACATGCAGGCAGCGCTCGACGCGATTGAGGCGGCTGACTGCGAACTGGAGGATTACCAGTGACCACCACCCCCGAACACACGCTGTACCGCGGATGGCAGGTATACGAAGACCCCGCTCCTCTCTGGGAGGGCGCTCGCTGGGTGGGCTGCTCCGACAAGTTCGAAACCTGCGTGTCGGGTCCGAGCATGGGCGAGGTCTTCGCGGACATCGACGACATCGAGGAAGATGAGGGCGCGCCTTGGGTTGCTGCTCGGGGAGAGGCGGCGTGAGGGAATTTGCAGATACGCGCCTGTGGTGCCTTCACCATATCGGCCCTGATGATGTTCACCCCGCGCCCGACTTCGCCACCGCGCAGGCATGGGCTGATTATGCAAACGCCGAACTGTGCAAGGGCTTTGAGGACATCAGCCGGTTCGTCGTGGCAATTTGGCCCTGGGCGCCGGAGAGCCATGCAGACAACTTGTCTCACTCGATAGCGGGCTGGACGCTTCCCACCCCCGCGCCCTCGGATCAGGCTGTCAACTTCGACATGTCGCCACACGACGATCCGGAGTTTGTGGCTGCATGGCTCAAGATGGAAGAGCGCTGCTACCTGTGGAGCGAGGGCAACATTGAGAAAGCGCACCTTGGGTGGTTGATGGCGCGCGCCGCCCTTTCGGGTGATGCTCCCGCGTTCTCGGATAGAGCGGGCCTTATCGAGGCGTTTCAGAAGTTGCGCACGACAGCCGTGCTGCTGCTCAACAACAGCGAAGGCTGTGCCGCCAACCACTATGGCGGTGACATGCAGGTGTTCGGCATGCCGCAATGGCTAGTTGATTGCCGCGCTGACATTGAGCTTGCGACTTCGCTCATAGCTAGCGCCGCGCCCACCGCCCCGACCCTCACCGCTGGCGAGGGAGGTGGGGATGATTGAGGTGTTGCCGCCTGATTGGGCGATTGAACGGGCGTTGGAGCAGGGCTACCGAGGCAATGGGTGGACCGCAAATGTCGTTAAGGCATACGGCCCTAGCACTCCTCTCATTGAGACGGTTCTGTCCTTCGCCCGCTACATCGCCCGGCATGAGAACGCGCCGCTTGATCCGCTGCTGATCGAGGCGCGGCAACTTGTAGCTGATCGTTACAACGACACTTTCGGGGCAGAGCACAAGGCCGCGACGCTCGCCGGCGAAGATGACGATAGCGATGCGATCAAGAACTGCCTTGCCGCCCTCCGTCGCGGTATCGAAATCGGGGAGGCTCAGCCATGAACCCCGCCGACCGCCGCCGCATCCACGGGCCGCTTGTTCCGATGGATCGCGAAACCACCCTATCCCGCTGGGGCGACCTGATCGATCAGCGCCCCGCAGATGAACCGCACCCCTTGTTCGGCGTGATCATCCTGGCCGGGTTGCTGGGCATGACCGTCCTTTGCCTTGGCGCGCTGTTTTTGATGATTGGAGTTTTCTGATGGGCGAGTACGCCGAAATGATGCTCGACGGCACTCTTTGCGAGGGCTGCGGCGAGTTCATCGATATGGACGGTGGCGAGGGTATTCCGCGCTATTGCTCGAACAAGTGCGCTCGTGATCGCGGTGCCTTCCATGCACTGCCGAACCCCACTGGCGGCAAGTTGAACCCGACGAAGACGAACTGCCCGCAATGTTCGCGGCGCGTCAAGATCACCGGCCTGGCGGATCATATTCGTGATGCTCACCCGAACGGCGTCGATCCAGTGCAGGAGTGCCTTCGGGAAGCCTATGGTGCGGCGGCTCCTGAGTTCGTCTCGGCGTTCAAGGCGGCTCTCCGCAAGCGCGACATGACGATCGTTCATGCCGGGGAAGTCATCGCGCCATGACCGCCCGCCTCACCCCCTACGCCATTATCACCGCCGCCGCGTTGTTCGCGCTGGTTGGGTTGGTTGGAGATTTGTTGTGAACGCTCAGACGAAAATCGAACCCGGCGCGGACATCATCGTCGCCGTGGAAGCCACCCCGCAGATTGTGTTGCTCGATGCCGAGAAGTTCGACCTGTTCTATGACCGGGTGCGCGCCGAGACTGCCGGCATCGTCGTTGACCTTTCGACCAAGAAGGGCCGCGACGAGGTTCGCGCAATGGCCGCCAAGGTTACGCGCTCCAAGACCATGATCGACAAGGCCGGTCTGGCGCTGACCAAGAGCTGGCGCGACCAAACCACGCAGGTCAACGCGGCGCGCAAGGAGATCGAGACGAAGCTGGACGCGCTGGCCGACGAAGTGCGCCGCCCGCTGACCGAGTGGGAAGAGACTGAGAAGGCGCGGGTAGCTCTGTGCCAGACCACTATCGACGCATTCAAGCGCGCCGCTGTCGTCACCCTGGAAGACACGGCTGCAACGGTGCGCGAGCGTGGCAAGGAAGTCTGGGTTCAGGAGATCGACCCGGCGCAGTTCGGTGACATGCTGGACGAGGCTGTCGCGGCGAAGGACACGGCTGTCGTTTCGCTCAAGGCGGCGCTGGCCCGGCTGATGCGCGAGGAGGAAGAGCGCGCCGAGCTGGAGAAGCTGCGGGCCGAAAAGGTCGAGGCTGAGCGCATCGAGGCTGAACGCATCGCTACCGAGGAAGCCGCACAGCGCGCAGCCGAGGAAGTGCAGCGCCGTCAGGAAGAAGCTGCCGCCGCTGAGAAAGCCAAGGCAGACCGTGAAGCTGAGATCGCAGCGCAGGCCGAACAGCGCGCCAAGGATGACGCCGAACGCGCCGCCCAGGTAGAACGTGACCGCATCCAGCGCGAGCACGACGAAGCTATTGCCGCCGAGCGCCGCCGCGCCGAGGAAGCCGAGGCCGCGATGCAGGCTGAGCGGGACCGGGTGGCGAAGGTCGAGGTCGATCGTCAGGCCGCGATCGCTGCCGAAGCTGCTGAGCAGGCCAAGCGCGACAAGAACCGTGCTCACCGCTCGCAGATCATGGGCGAGGCCAAGATTGCCATCATGGCTGCGGGCAAGGCTCTCCACGAGGACGCTGCCATTGCGATCGTGAAGGCGATTGTGGCCGGCCAGATCCCCCACGTCACGCTGAGGTTCTAATCATGGACAGCTTCAATCCGTTCGATCTGGATTACGCCGAGCCGGAATGTGCTGATGTCGCGGATTACACCCCGGCGCCGACGCCTTCGCCGACCGTCAAAAAAGGCACTGGCCCGAAGATCCACACCAACCTTGAACAGGGCACACCGGAATGGCTCCAAGCCCGCTGCGGCCTGCTTACCGCCTCGGAAATGAAACTGGTCCTGACCGAAAAGACGCTCAAGCTGTGCGCCAACGACAAGATCAAGGCGCACATCTACGAACTGGCGGCACAGCGCATCACCAAGTTCGTCGAGCCGATGTTCCAGAGTTTCGACATGATCCGTGGCCAGGCCGACGAGGTTGAGGCGCGCGCGCTCTACTCCGAGCGGTTCGCCCCGGTGCGCGAGGTCGGTTTCATAACGAACGACAAGTGGGGCCTCACGCTGGGTTACTCGCCTGACGGGCTGGTCGCCCATGATGGCGGGATCGAGTGCAAGTCCCGCAAGCAGAAATACCAGGTCCAGACGGTCGTCGAGCACCTGCTTACAGGCGGCATCCCCGGCGAGTTCGTCATGCAGCACCAGACCGGGATGATGGTGGCCGAACTCGAATGGCTCGATTTCTGCAGCTACTCCGAAAAGCTGCCGATGTCCGTGATCCGCGTCCACCCCGACGACAAGATTCAGGCCGCGATCATCGAAGCCGCTCAGGCAACCGAGGACAAGATCGCCGCCGTCATCAAGACTTTTAAGGAGGCAACGCAGTGACCATCCGCTTCATCCCCGTATCCGAACTGAACGAACCCCTCGCCATAGCTATCGGCCTGTCTGGCGGCTCTGGCACCGGCAAGACCTTCACGGCCCTGCGTCTCGCGCGCGGCATCGCCGAGGGCATCACCGGCAAGAAGGGCTCGCCCATCGGCTACGTCGACACCGAGAACAAGCGCGCGCTGCACTACAAGGCGGCGTTCCCCGAAATGATGCACTTCGACTTCACGGCGATCGACGATTCCGGCGAGGTCGTGGGCTTCCCGCCGCAGCGCTGGATCGACGTGATCGACGCCGCCGAGGCCGCGAAACTGCCGGTCCTGATCATCGATAGCTTCTCCCACGCATGGGAAGGCGTCGGCGGCGTTCTGGACAACCAGGCGCAGGTTCTCGACCGACTGGTGCAGCAGGCTACCGCGCGCGCCAATGGCCGGTACGAGGTGGACCCGGCGAAGTTCGGGCAGCTCGCATGGGCCGAGGTCAAGCCGCTGTATCGCCGTCTGATCGACCGCATCGTGCGTGCGAAGTGCCACATCATCATTTGCACCCGCGCCAAGCCGGTGATGCAGAAGGGCTTCGGCAACAAAGCCGAGAACGCCCGCGTGACGAAAACCCGCCGCAAGGATGTGCCTTGGGATCCGGCCAGCGACGGAGACCTGATGTTCGAAATGGCTGCGATGGTGATCCTCGACCCGTCCGCGCCCGGCTGCCCGGTGCACCAGATCAAGGTTGCCGACCAGTTCAAGGGCATCATGGACCCGCGCCAGCCCATGAGCGAGGCGACCGGCCATGCGATTGCCGAGTGGTCGAAGAACCAGGGTGGCGCGCAGAAGCAGAAGGAAATGATGGACGCCGTTCGCGAGATCGCGCGCGGGGGCAAGGACAAGTTCCTCGCCTGGTGGAACGGCGACGGCAAGCAGGATCGCGATGTGATCCGGCCTATCATCGACGAGATCAACGAGATTTGTGCCAAGGCTGATGCCGCCGCTGCCCGCTCTGATGATGACCCGTTCGGTGAAGGCGCCGACGACAGCCAGCGCGGCGAGGTGATCGGCTTTTGCGAACTGAAGCATATGATCGACCAGGCCAACACGCCTGACGAACTGACGCTGGCAGAGGATGCGCTGACCGGATCGGATAACCTTTCCGAGAGTGAGCAGGCCGAGTTGACCCACGCCGTCACGGTCAAGCGGGACGAACTGAGGATCGCAGCATGACCTATCGTAACAGCCAGCACGGCGAACATTTCAACGGCACGGAAGGCGATGCAGCCTCCGACGCTGTGGATGGGCAGGGGGGAGAGTGATGGCGAGTGAACTTTTCAAACTCTGGAGCGCTGTCTGGATGCTCATCTGGACCGCAGCATCGCTATATCAGTGGGTCAAGAAAGACAGGTACGACAAGGCCACTTTCTTTATGGCGCTGGCCATCGCCTCTCAGATTTCGGTGCAGTCATGAACGCCCCTCACCAGGGCAGCGGCGATGCTGTGTTCCTGTTCGATCTCGCGGGCCGGCTTTTTCACAAGGCGACACCAGCGATGGGTTTCGATCAGGGTGATACCGACCAACTTTATCGCATCGCACGAAACCTTGCCGACCCCACCACCGCCGCCCGCACCCTCCGCGATGACGGCCTCATCACCCCCGAGCAGTACAATCGCATCTGCGCGAATATCAGGGCTAAGGCGGTTATCCGAGGTGAAGCATGACATGGCTCTACGTCCCCGGAACATCCTATCCTGCTGCGCCGGCGTCGGCGGACTTGAACTCGGTATCCTGCTCGCCCTCCGATATCGGGGAGAGGATGGGCGCGGTGTATGTTACCTGGAGGGGGAAGCAGCAGCCGCCGCAAGCCTGGTCGCGTCGATGGAAGCAGGGTGGTTTCATCCGGCTCCTGTCTGGTCTGACATGCGAACCTTCGACGCTCGACCATGGCGTGGCGCAGTTCATATCCTCGCTTCGGGCGACCCCTGCCAAGACAACTCTGTCGCCGGAAAGCGCGCAGGCGTCGATGGAGAACGCTTTCTCGCCGCCGAGGTCACCCGCCTTGCCGAAGAGTGCCGGCCTGATGTTGTCTTCCGAGAGAACGTCCCGGGGAACGCGCACGAGCAGCTCGCCGCCATCGCTCCACCACTGGAAAGGCTGGGCTACCGCGTTGCGGCAGGAATATTCAGTTCGGCCGCGACCGGAAACACCATGCGACGCGAGCGATTGTTCGTCATGGCCCGGGCCCGATGCGACGAACCGGGTTCGGGACGAGGAGACGCTGGCGAAGTACGCGGCGTTTCGGCTTCGCAATGCCGGGCAGAAGACGGTGCCGCTGTATTTGGCCGAGGTAGCACAGGCTTGGGAGCCGCTTTGGCCGTCGCCGATGGCGGGAGCGGCGGGGACGGAAGCATACAACGCAGCGGGGAACTCGGATTTCTCGCGCAAGGCGATGGAACTCGCCGACGAGACGATCAGGCGATGGTCCAGCCCGAAGGCATCGGACCCAGAGAAGGCGGGCCCGAACATGCGGGGCAGCAAGGGCGACGTCCCGCTGCCGGGGCAGGCGGTGAACTGGGCGGCACCAGCGGCTCAGAACCACAAGGGCAGCAGCGAGGGCAGCAGCGAGGGCAGCATCACGCGGGCGGACGGCAAGTCAAGGGAGGACATCCTCTCCTATCAGGCCGAGCAATTCTTCCGCCCGCCGTCATCCCCGGCCCAACCGATAGCCGGTGGATCGATGTCCTCGACCGATTCCCCGAACTCCAACCAGCCCTCAGTGAAGAGGAAGCTCAATCCCATCTTCGTCGAGGCGTTGATGCGCTGGCCCACCGGGTTGAGCGGCTTCGAGCGACAGGAAACGGCGTGGACCCGCTGGTGGCTGCTTATGCCTTCCTTTCTCTCGGCGCTCTGCTCGACGCCGACGC